CTTTAATGCTGAAGTTTGTATGTTTGATACTAAAGTATCTCGAATGTCAGTAGAATTTCCAACTCAAATATCTTATAAGTTTTTTATTAAAAATTTAGAAACTCTAAATAGTATGGAGATACTTGCTAACATTAAGCCTACAACTTTCCATAAGGTTACCAAGAAAAATACAGTCATCGTTATAGGAGATAAAAACTGGGTAAACTATGTTTGGAAAGTAGGCGTATGGGCATTTCTTATTAAAATGTGTTCCTATAAGTCATTTGATGTAGCACGGTATCCTGAGGGGAGTTACTGGAAAGAAGCTCAGGATACTATTGGTAAAATCTTAAGTAAAGTACCTAAGAAACATACTGAAATACAAGAAGATTCAGCAAGTCTGGTTCACATCAGGGGGAGTATTTCAGGGCTTAATAAGGGCGTGAATAAAAATACTAGATGGATTTTAGCTTGATGATAAGACTATCAATAGATGAAGAATTATTAATAAGTGAGTACCCAAGTGACTTTATGTCTAAAGAGCAAGAAGTTTTAGCTTACATCCTAAGAAACGAGTATAACGAATATCGCCTAGAGCCTTCTTACGAATTAAATATTAGACAATTTCCAATAGAAGCAGAAGTTAAACTGATAGCCTTACCTAGCGAGGTGAAATGATGAGTGTTGATATTTTAGAGAGCTTGCAGCAAACACACGATAAGCTTATGGACTTAGACTTTAATAGGTTAGGTTTCGTCTGTTTAGATGCTATTGATGAAATTGAAAATCTACGTGCAGAGATAGAAAGGAAATCGGAAGCCTCGCTAGCCACACTGGCCAGCCAAGAGCATGACGAGCGTGGTTCCTTCTGTGCTTTTTGTAGAAACTGGGATGGAAAACATGATACAGACTGTAGAAATGCAGAACATGGTATGAAAGAGAGTAAGGAATGAAATGTCAGAGTTGTGATTGTTTGTTAAGTGATTTTGAAACAACCCGTAAACACGCTATTACAGGGGCATACTTAGATTTGTGTAATAAATGTTTTAAAGATATACCAGTATTAATTCCTACTATTGATAGGAAAGATTTAATCAAAGAAGAAGAGATTGATGATGATTACTTTGAGAATAATGAAGATGACTTCTCATCTAATTAGTCAAGCACAGTGTCCTTCATGTACAAAACTGGGTAGAGATAGAGCTAAGGACAATCTTGCTACTTATTCAGATGGTCATAAATGGTGTTACTCCTGTGGTTACTATGAAGGTACTAATGGTATAAATAAATTCCTTTCTAATCAACAACATATAGATATTCTTGATGAGGTTTCTTTACCTGAAGATTGTGATGTGCATTATCCACAAGTCTGTTTAGATTGGGTAAGTCAGTATGAACTAACTCAAAATGATTTACTATTAAATAATGTTCTGTGGTCTAATGTTACTAAGCGATTAATATTCCCTATCTATGGACAAGATAAGAATCTTATTGCTTGGCAAGGTAGAGACTTTGGTGGTAGAAGCCCAAAATGGTTTGGTAAAGGAAACCTAAAAGATACATTTAACATCTTAGGGAATAGTAAGGTACGGTCACTTGTCCTAGTTGAGGATGTAATTAGTGCAATTAAGGTAAGTAAAGTAGAAAACTGTATGCCTTTATATGGTTGTAGTATTGGTAATTACCGCTTCAGACGCATACAGCAGCTCTATGGCTGGAAATACCCAGTTAAGATATGGCTTGACCCAGATAAAAGAAAAGAATCAGTCCTAGAGGCTAGAATTGGCAATTTAAATGGGTTAGATTGTAGAGTTATTTTCAGTGATAAAGACCCTAAAGAATTAAGTATTTCTGAAATCAGTAAAATAATACTTGACAAATAATTTGATTGTGTTATTCTATTTGTATAATACTTTTGAACTTAATATAAATACTGAGTAAATCAACAAAGATTTACGAAGTAAGAAAGGAACTTAAAATCCTAGAACTAATTATTATAAAGCAGTTATTAACCTTAGATAAGTATTCTAAGTATAGACACTACGTTAAACTTAAACAAGAAGATAAAGAATTAAATAATATCTATAACTTTATAGATTCTATGATAGAGAAATACAATAGAGATATTTCTTTAGATGAATTTAAGTTATCTCTTTTACAGAAGTACCCAGACTATGACACCTTCGTTGAGCAGGTTGAGGGTTCTAATGTAGGTGAGGATGTTCTCAAGGATGTTCTACAACAATTAGTAAATCGTTCTAAAGCCCACGACTTAGCACTAGATGCAATTGCGGTTAGTGAAGGCAGGAAAGACTTCTCTGTTCTCTTAGATTTTGCCAATGAGAATCAATCTCAAGAAGCAATACAGACAACTGAGTTTGTAACTGATGACCTTGAGGAGATTTGGAATGAAACTGTACATACTCCAGGATTACGTTGGAGACTTAAAGCCCTTAATAAAATGCTTGGCTCCCTTCGTAAGGGAGATTTTGGATTTCTATTCGCTAGACCAGAGACAGGTAAGACTACATTTTTAGCCTCAGAGGTGACACACTTCGCAAGACAATTACACAAACAGGGAGAAGAAAGACCAATTCTTTGGATTAATAATGAAGAGACAGGTAAGAAAGTTAAGTCTAGGCTATATCAAGCTTCTTTGGGTATTGACCTTACTACCCTTTATGCAGACAGACCTAAAAGTATTCAGGCTTATATGGACAGGACTGGTGGATTAATTAAGCTTCTTGATAGTGCTACGATTTCTAAAAGACAGATTGAACGAGTGTGCAAAGAGATTAATCCAGCATTAATTATATTTGACCAAATTGATAAAGTAAAGGGATTTGATAATGACAGAGAAGACTTACGCCTTGGCTCTATCTATATCTGGGCGAGAGAATTGGCCAAAAGCTATTGTCCAATTATTGGTGTGTGTCAGTCTGATGTCACTGGTGAAAACAAAAGATGGCTCACAATGGATAACGTCGCTAACGCCAAAACAAGTAAACAAGCTGAAGCAGACTGGATACTGGGAATTGGATGTGTACATGATGAAGGACTAGAATTTATTAGATACCTACATGCCTCTAAGAATAAACTTTCTGGAGATGAGGATAGTGATAATAATCTAAGACATGGGAAAATTGAAGTAAAGATACAACCAGATATAGCGAGGTATAGTGATTTATAATGGAGGAATTAACACATACATATTATATTATAGAAGCAAAAACTTATGATAATGGAAACGCTTGGTGTCAGTTAAATTTAGGAGCTAGGAGAATTCAAGTATCTGGAACTTCCTTGGAAGAAGCATTAAGAGATGTATTTGACATTAGTATGAAAGAAAGATTTAGTCCTATATTGAGTCCAGAAAGCGCATAAATGATAGATATTGATGATGATGGAGATACAGTTTTAATTGTAACAGAGCAGAATAGTATGGTAATTACTTATAAAGAAGCAGATAAGTTAATTAGCTTATTGCAAGCAATGTTTCAAGAAAATGAATATAAAAGAGAACTAAATTGAGTCGAGCCCTAGCACGCCAAGTTGGAGGAAATCACTATAAAGATTTTAAAATACAACCAGCCGAGTTCTGCTATAGAAACAATATTCCATACTTAGAGGCTACAGCAATTAAATATCTTTGTAGGTGGAAGTTAAAGGGAGGAGTACAAGATTTAGATAAAGCAATTCATTTTATTGAATTACTAAAAGGGTTTCAAAATGAATGTATTAACTCTTGATGTAGAAACAACTATTTCTAATAAAGGAAATCCATTTGACTTAACCAATAAATGTTGTATGGTTGGTGTTAAATGGCTTATGGATGATAATCCTTGGAAATCAGTTTGCTATGATGTATCAGTTAGTGATTATTGGCTTGATACTATTCAAAATATTATAGATAAAACAGATTTAATAGTAGGATTTAATATTAAGTTTGATTTACACTGGCTTCGTAATATAGGTATTGACATCTCTAATATCCGTATTTGGGACTGTCAGTTAGCAGAATATCTTATTAGTAAACAATCCATTAAATATCCATCACTTAATGGGTGTCTTGAAAGATATGGTTTACCTTTAAAACTTGATGTAGTTAAAACAGAGTATTGGGATAAAGGTATTGATACAGATAAGATTCCAACAGAGATTTTAGAAGACTACTTAGTTGGGGATTTAGTTGCAACAGAGCAGGTTTATCTAAGACAAAAACAAGAGTTAGAAGAGCTAGGCTTAATGAAGTTATTCAGACTCCAATGCCAAGACTTATTAGTATTAGAGGAGATTGAGTATAATGGAATTAAGTTTAATACAGAGGGGGCTACAAAGAAAGCTGATGAGATTACTGAAGAATTATCCCACTTGGTGGGAGATATTACTAAGTATACTGGGTGCGTTCCTATTAACCTTAACAGTGGTGAGCATATTAGTTGTTTGCTATATGGTGGATTTATTAGTGAAGATATACGAATACCTATTGGAGTTTTTAAGACTGGTGAGAAAGTAGGACAACCACGATATAAAATCCTTACTAAAGAATATAAGTTACCTAGGCTTATTGAGCCATTAAAAGGAACTGAGAATCTTAAAAAGGATGATACCATAGAGACTTGTAGATACTGGTATACTAATGAAACTGTACTACGGTCATTAAGGCCAAACAAAGAAGCTAAGAAACTACTAACACTTCTAGATAAATATGCAGAACTAGAAAAGTTAAGAAGTACTTATCTTCTTGGGTGGACTAAGTTAATTACTGAAATGAACTGGACAAAAGATACTATTCATGGAAATCTAAATCAGTGTGTAGCTATTACAGGTAGGCTTTCTTCTACTAAGCCCAACCTACAAAATGCAGACCCCACTACAAAAATTTATTGTGAGACGAGGTACTAGATGATTTGCAAAGGAGACGCAAAAGGTTTAGAGTGGGTAGCAGGTACATACCTATCTCAAGATAAGATTGCTTTAGAAGAGATTTGGGCAGGAGTAGACCAACATAGTTTAAATCAAAGGGCTTTCAATCTACCAAGTAGACTCATTGCTAAGACCTTTGTATTTAGATTAATGTATGGAGGTAGTGCATATTCCTATGCTAATGACCCTGACTTTACGCATGTATCAAGTAATCAGAAGTATTGGCAAAAAGTAATTGATGCCTTCTATGAAAAGTACTCAGGGTTTGCTAAATGGCATAAAGAAATAGTTACAAAAGCAATGAATGAGAAGCAGTTAGTTATGCCAACAGGGAGGATTTATCTTTTTGACTATAAAAGAGGATTCAATGGGAACTTAGAAGCACCACAGACTATTATTAAAAACTATCCAGTACAAGGTCTTGGAGCTGATTTAATGTCTATTGCACGAGTATCCTTTATGAAAAGATTTAAAGAGCAGAATATTAATGGGTTAATTGTTAATAGTGTTCATGATGATATAGTAACTGATGTGAACAAGGAAGAACTTAATAGAGTTACTCAGATATTTTATGATGTATTTAGTGATATACCAGCTAATTTTGAAAAGTTATTTGGTAAAAAATTCAATCTACCAATGCAAGTAGAAGTTAGTTATGGAGATAACATGGGAGAATTAAATGAGATACAGAATATTAGTTGATGTTTCAGAATTATATGAGGTATTTATTACAGCAAATAGTCTTGAAGAGGCTGAGAAGAAAGCTGTTGAACTAGAAGAAGATTTTGATAATTATACTTTAATAGATGGGAGTTTTACTCTCACAACAATTGATGTTGAAGAGGATGAAGAAAAGTCTTGACAAGTAAAATAAGTGTGGTATACTATTAGTATGTCTTTGATAGACTAAAGACAAATCTAAGAAGAAAGGAGAAAACTATGTGGACTAAACCAACAACAACTGAAATGCGTTTTGGCTTTGAAGTAACAATGTATGTTATGAATAAGTAATGAAACATAGAACCTCTCTAGAAATAGATGTGTAGTAGAATTTCCCCTAGATACTTATATTACTTAGTGTTTAGGGTGCTTATGCAGGGGTAGCTCAGTTGGTAGAGCGCTAGTTTTCCAAACTGGATGTCACGAGTTCAAGCCTCGTCCTCTGCTCCAAACGAAAAAAGGAAAATAAATGAAAATTCAAGTATTAAGTGTTACAATTGAAACAGTCCCAACAGCTAAGGGTAGTTATCAGAAAGCAGCAGTAGCCTACAAAGGCGAAGACGGTAAAATTTCAGGTAAGAATGTAGTCTCTTTTGCACATAAAAATGTATGGGAAGTAATCTCAAAAGCACAACCAAATGAATCTTATGAGGTAAAGAATGAAAAAATTGGTGATAACTGGAATTGGACAGACATTAGTAAGTCTGGGGAATCTTTACCAGAGAGTTCAAAACCTACCCCCCAAGCTGCTAGTTCTCCTAAGTCAACCTATGAAACCGCAGAAGAGCGTGCTAAACGACAAGTCCTAATTGTTCGTCAGAGTTCTCTATCCACAGCCGTATCTTATGCGGCTGAGATTAAGACGGTTAAAACAAAAGAAGATTTAGTTAAATTAGCTAAATTCTTTGAGGCTTATGTTTTTGGTATTGATTATGATGATGGTACTATTGATGGTATTCCTAATAAAGATATGGACTTTGATGAGGGTATTAAATAATGAAATATATTATTAGTTTACTTCTCTCTTTATTTGCATATACTGTGTATGCAAGGCAACCAGTAACATATTCTTATGATATTACACCAGCAGTTACTATCTATCTTACAGATGACCCCTGTACTATGTTCTCCCCTCCTACAGGAGTTACTCTATTTAAAGCTTATGCAGAGGATACCATAACAGTAGATAAAGTAGAAGGATGCTGGACAAGAGGTGAAAATAATAAGGTTGAAGTTAAATTACTTAATTTAAAAGATAAAAAGTTCTATGACTTTGTTTTGCCAGAGGCTTTATTTAAACAAGAGGCTAATATCTAATGCTGGCCTTGATTGATGGTGATATTTGTGCTTATAGGTCTGCTTGTTCTTGTGAGAAGATACCAACTCTTGCAGAATTAGCAGCTATGGGTAAAGATATTGATGATAGAAACGACTTAATTGAGGTTGAACCAGTAGAAGTAGCACTTCTTCGACTTGAGGAATTGATTCAAAATATTCTTAGAGAGACAAGTGCGGATGAGTATAAGATTTATATCTCTGGGGATAATAACTTTAGATACAATATTAATCCAGAGTATAAAGCAAATCGTAAAGATACTCGTAGACCACAGCATTTACAGGCATGTAATGAGTACCTAGTAAAAGAGCACAATGCTATTGTTACAGATGGTTATGAAGCAGATGATGCCTTGGGTATTGAACAGACTAGGTGTGCTAACTATGAAGACATAGGTGGAAAAGTCCTAAAATCTATTATTTGCAGTATTGATAAGGACTTACTTCAAATTCCTGGGCAGCATTATAACTTTGTAAAGAAAGAGTTTGCCCATATAAGTGAATTAAAAGGGAAACAATCTCTTTGGAGGCAAATGCTAGTTGGAGATACCTCAGATAATATCTTTGGGATAAAGGGTACTGGACCAGTAGGAGCTAGTAAACTTATTGATGTATTAGTAGATGAGGAAGATATGTATAATACTGTTTATGAATTGTATAATGACCATGAAAGATTTGAAATGAATCTTAAGTGTTTAACTATAATGACTAAAGAGTTTTACCACGAGAGAGTTACTATTGAAGTATGATACTAATCATTATCCTTCTTATAGTACTAATTGTCTATGATAAAAAAAGCACCTAGATTAAGGAAGTTACTAAGTGGTAAGCGTTCAAAGCTTGAAGAAAGAATACAAGTACTCCTTGATAAAGTTGAGCCAACTGAGTATGAAGTTGATAAGCTTCCTTTTATACAGCCTTCTATTAGGCGAAATTATATACCTGATTTTAAACTTTCAAATGGTACATACATAGAGGGTAAAGGACGATTAACTTTAGAAGATAGAAAGAAAATGCTCTGGGTTAAGGAACAAAACCCTAAAGCAGTTATTAGGTTTATTTTTGGAAATGGTAGTAATAAACTTACAAAGAAAAGTAAAACTACCTATCTAGAGTGGGCTAAACACAATGGATTTGAGGCTATTGATGTATCTGAGCCAATACCAAAACACTGGTTTAAGAAAACTCGTAAAACATTAAAGGACATGAAATGAAAAATCGTAATGATATTACAGGAGATTTACTTAAGAGTAAACCCAATTCAAGTGAGTACGAAGTAGGATATGATAGGATTTTTAATAAAGAACCAGTTCAGCTAGATTTATTTGATTCTATTGTTGGAGAACCAGCACGCCAAAGTAAATCACAATTAAAAAGAGAGTCTGTACAAAGAGGTGGTTCGATTCAGGATGCTTTGGATTTATTTGATTCTATTGTTGAATTCCCCTGTAAAATTAGTAGGCGAGATGGGGAGTGTGTTACTGCTCTTAATACTGGCATAGCGCCCACATATTTAAAGCCACAGAAAAAACGTATGGCTGAACAAACTAAAGAAGGAGATTGCGTTTAATGGCAATTAAACCACAAATTGTAGCACCAGACTATGGTGCTCATAATAATACTATTGATGAGGCTATCCGTAGGGTTAAAGAAACCTCTAACTGGAAACGGATGGACTGTATCCTTCTTATTCCAGCAGGAGGAGAAGTACCTACAAAGGCAGTAGCTAGCTGGCTTAATTTGTATGCCCCTCCTAACAATAAGTTTTTCCGTATGTTCTGTATTGGGATGGAAGTAGGACAGGCTTTTAGTACTGCTATTGAGAACATCTTAGCTCACCCAGATTTATCTAAGTTTAAGTATATTATTACACTTGAGCATGATAATATTCCACCACCAGATGGTATTGTAAAGCTATTACAACAGATGGAGGCTCACCCAGAGTTTGCGGGTATTGGTGGTTTATACTGGACTAAAGGTGTAGGAGGAGTTGCTCAGATTTGGGGTAATCCTAAGTATCCAGAAAATAATGCTATCCCACAACCTCCTGTAACTAATGCCCTTGTAGAGTGCTGTGGTACTGGTATGGGATTTAACGCTTGGCGTCTTGATATGTTTAAAGACGAAAAGCTTCGTAAGCCTTGGTTTGTTACTCAAACTGAGGGGGGTGTAGCTACTCAAGACTTATATTTTTGGGCAGACGCAAGGGCTAAAGGATATCGTTGTGCAGTAGATTGCTCTATTTTAGTGGGGCATTACGATTTAAAAGGTGATTTTGGTCCAGAGGATACAACATGGTAGATTTCATGGTTGGTGAAATATTTAAGGCTGGCACAGACATGGCTATGGTGTTAAATTGCCATATAACCCCTACTCAAAATTATAGCACCCAATGGGGGTATGGATATAGGCCAGAAGATGGAGATTATAAAGCTCTTTTTGCTAATGGAGATAAGCTCTACGTAAAAAATAAAGATATGAAAAAGTACAATCCCACAAAAAAAGAAAAAGAAAACTTTGAGAGAATTATAAAATTTGGTGAACTTGATTCTAGTAAAGGAAGTGGTATTCTACCTTTTGTTGTTGGATTGGGTTTAGGAGCTGTAATATGGTAAGTATATCTGATACTCGAACTGTTACAATATTAGGAGGACTTTGGATTACCCCATTACAATCAGGAGAACTTAAAATAGGACCAAAAGAAAATACTTTTTATGGGGTAAAAACCCCACTAGTATTTGAGCCAGACTATATAAAATATAGATTAGAAATTATAGATGGATTACTACCTAAAGGATATAAAATAGTAAAGGAAAATGATGAGTAAGCTGCCAGTTGCACAAGTATATGTACCAGAGGAAGAAACAAAACCGATTATCTTAGATATTGGATGTGGTCGTACCAAAACTGAGGGAGTAATTGGTATTGACTCACTTGATTTTGGACAAGATTTAGTACACGATGTACGTGATGGTCTTCCTATGTATGAAAATGATAGTGTAGACCAAATTAACTCCTCCCACTTTGTCGAACACTTAACTGGTGAAGAACGAGTGGCTTTCTTTAATGAGTGCTATAGGGTTCTTAAGGTTGAAGGTATTTGTCATGTAGTTACTCCGTGCTGGAGCCATAGCTGTGCTTATGGGGACCCAACTCATAAGTGGCCTCCTATGTCTCAGTGGTATCCACTATATCTAAATAAAGAGTGGCGAGATGGTAATGCTCCACATACGGCATATACTTGTGATTTTGATTACTCTTTAGCAGGAAGTTGGGACCAAGGAATTGAGTCTCGTAATCAGGAATATAAATCATTTGCAATGAATAATTGGATTAATAATTGGCGTGACTTAATTGTAACATTTACAAAAAGGATTTCTGTTGAAAATACTACACCTTGATATTGAAACCGCACCAAATTTAGCCTATGTATGGGGTCTTTGGGACCAAAATGTAGGAATTGAGCAGATTGCGGAGAGAGACTATATTCTTTGCTGGGCAGCTAAGTGGAATGGAGTTGGTGGGACATCATACGACTACTCTAGATTCTACTCAGGTAAAAAACAAATGCTTATCAAGATGTGGGAATTACTTGATGAGGCGGATGCAGTAGTACACTATAATGGTAAACGATTTGATATTCCTTGGTTAAATAGAGAATTCTTACAGATTGGACTTACACCCCCCTCACCCTATAAACAAATTGACCTAGTAGAAACCTGTAAAAAACAGTTTCGATTTCCATCTAATAAGTTAGACTACGTTTCTAAAGAGTTGGGATTAGGTAAGAAGATTAAGACAGATTTCTCTTTATGGCTTGGGTGTATGAGAGATGAGACAGAATCTTGGGATAAGATGATTGAATATAATATTAATGATACTCTACTACTAGAGAAATTATATAACTATCTTTTACCTTGGATTAAAAATCACGCTAATCATAACCTATATAATGATGGTTCTGAACTATTATGTCCTAACTGTGGAGGAAATCATTTACAAAAACGGGGCTTTACTCAAACACTAGCCTCAGTATACCAACGATATAAGTGTATTGATTGTGGTCATTGGAGTAAAGATAATAAGATTCTTAATCGAAAACAGCATAAGGCTACAAGTATACAATGATAAACCAAGTTAAATACTATATCTTTGCTATTCTTTTATTAGGTTCCTTTTTTCTAGGAATGAAAGTGGAGGGTTGGAAAAATGATAGTGTCGAGTTAGCTAGTTTACATCAAGTTAAAGAACTAACTGACAAGTTTAAGAAACAAGAGTCCTCTATATCTGCCACACTAGAAAATAAACTACAAGAATTAAAAGCAAATGAAAGGATTATTGAGCGTGAAAAACTTAAAATTATTGACCGCCCTGTGTATAACAATACTTGCCTTGACACAGACGGGGTGCAGCTTCTTAACAAACAAAGAAGTAAACAAGACCCCAGTACAGGAAAATCTACTAACTAAATGCCCAGAGTCTCTACCACAAGTAGAAGGGGTAACAGGTAAAGATATGTTTCTAATTATTAACCAAGATGCTATTCAATATAATGAGTGTTCTACTCGTCATAATGCTTTAGTTGATGTTATTAAAGAAAAAGAAAAGAATGAATAATAGAGTAAAAATATCTCATTCCTGTTTATATGATAGTATAACTCTACCACCAGATTATAATATATATCAAGAATATAAAATAGCAGATAATGAAATTACAACATTTCTTAATACTTGGTATTATAAATGGAAGAACAAACTTAACCTAGAATGTTTGGTGTTAGATGGTAAATAATATTACATTCCAAGAGTTATGTGAAAAATTAAAAGACCTAGATGAGATTACTCTTATCGAGACTCTTAATCTATCCTCAGATATTATTGTTGATAAGTGTGAAGATATTATTGAAGAAAGATTTGAAGAACTGTGTAAGCAGTTTGAAGAAGAAAAGGACGAGTTAGATGATGGAGATAATACAATATAAGAACTTTAAAATAAATCTCCCCTATAAACTATATTCTATAGAGGAACTAGAGAAAATTTTAGAAGATGCCAAAGAGATTAGGAAATACCAGAATAAGAAACTAGATGAATGTATGAAGAGAGAGAAAGATGATTAAATTACCAACCATATATCAGCAAGTAATACACAAATCGAAGTATGCTAGGTACTTAGAAGATGAAAATCGAAGGGAAGAATGGGAAGAAACAGTAGATAGACTAATTAAATACCTTGACAAAAAAGTTCCACAGGATGATAATTGGTATGTGATTTTAGGAGAATTAAGAACTGCTATAATCAACCTTGAAATTTGCCCATCGATGCGCCTTCTAATGACAGCAGGGGAAGCAGTAGAACGAGATAATATTGCTGCCTATAACTGTGCATATTTAGCAGTTAATAATAAACGAGCCTTTAGTGAAGCACTTTATATTCTAATGAATGGTACAGGGGTTGGATTTTCTTGTGAACGGGATGAGATTAATAAATTACCAAGTATCCCAGAAGAGTTTAAGGAGAGTGATGATGTCATCGTTGTGGGAGACTCTAAGTTGGGATGGGCAAAAGCCTATAAAAAACTTCTTAGTAGCCTTTGGGAGGGGGATATTCCCCAAGTTGACTACTCAAAAGTTAGAGCTGCTGGAGAGCGACTTAAAACTTTTGGGGGGAGAGCTAGTGGTCACGAACCTCTTAGACGGTTATTTGATTTCGTTACAACTACATTTAAAGAAGCAAAAGGTAGAAAATTAAACTCTTTAGAAGTACATGATATTATGTGTATGACTGGAGAAGTAGTAGTAGTTGGTGGTGTACGACGAAGTGCTCTTATTAGTCTGTCAAATCTAACAGATACTCGAATGAGACATGCAAAGGATAATCTATTTTTTCAGGATGAGACTGGTGCATGGAAATCTAAAGCACCCCATCGAGCACTAGCTAATAACAGTGTATCTTACACTCAACACCCAGATATGGAAACATTTGTGGAGGAGTGGACAAGTCTTGTTAAAAGTAAGTCAGGTGAACGAGGTATCTTTAATCGTGTAGCAGCACAAAAACAAGCAGCTAGATGGGGAAGACGAGATGAGCATCTAAATTATGGATGTAATCCCTGTAGTGAGATTATTCTTCGGGATAAACAGTTCTGTAACCTAACAGAAGTAGTTGTACGGTCATCAGAT